CCACCAAACAAGAAAAATCCGAACCTGTTTCCGATTGGAGAAGGGTTCGGATTTTTCGTTTTCTTCGGGTACAACAACGAAGGTTCCCGTGGACGGCGCAAACCTCCGATGCCTTGTCGTAGACCGTAAGTCACTAACAAGATTGGGAGGATGCGATTATGAAGTACGATGCAAGAGCTTGCCATTTCAACATGGACACCGGCTACGTGGAGCTGCTGCTTCGAGGTGGGAGAAAAATCTCCATTGACTGTACCGGGGTCGAGGATGCTCTGGATGTTACCATGGAGCAGAGGTCAGAGTTGGACTACCTCATTTATAATGACCCACTTGGTTATGCCGATTTGATTCTGAACGGCAATCTAGAAGAATACTTGAAAAACGTAACCGGGAGCCATGGGCTAGAAGATTAAGAGAAAAGTGCAGAGC